TACCGTCTCCACATGATGCGTTTGTCAAAAACAGTTAAAATTTGCTTTTATCAGTCTTTATATATCGTGTCGAATAGCCGTAAATCTGTCTTTGTGATAATGTTCAAGGCATAAATAGCCATAAATATCCAGCTATCGTGTGTCGCATGGTGGCAAATCGGTGGCAATTCCACCATGTCTATTTTATCATAAATAGTACTTATTCGCAACACCAAAAGCTTGTCAGTTATAATAAGCTGGCAAGCTTTGTTGGTTATATTTTGAAATTATCCTAGTATTTAGATATAGTTTACAATCTTCTTTCAGAATGACATATAGTAACTTCATATAGACTGAATATAATCATACTCAACAATCCGGATACCAAAAGTCTTTCTCGGTAAGCTCATATAACGAAGCTAAATTAATACCATGACTAAAATTCAGTTTCATAATCTGCTGACGAAATTCATTAACTATTTCTATAATATCTTGTGATTCACCATCACAAAGATTGAACACAATTTGTCGAAATTGGCGTGGGAAATAACTTTCAAGCTTTATGGCATTTTCAATAAGCCATTGAGCAAACGGATGATCAGATGTGATGCCCCTTCTCCTATTACTATCACCACAGCAAAGATACCTACGACTTTCCTCACTCCCCGCCTTACAAAACATCATTGGTGGAAATCTATCAAACAAATTATTACATTCGGTATCTTTCTTTTTAGTAAAAGCGATGATTTGTCCATCTTCATAACAAATTTTCATATCATAAACATCCTGAAAATATACAGTTGCAAATTTATATAATATTTTTAAATTATCATTCTGAAATAATTTAATATTTAAATAATCTTCATAATATTTGAAAATCATTATACAAGTATTGACTGGATTCTGCAAAAACTCTTGTATTTGAGAAAAACGTTTATTCAGCGTTTTCAGTACCCATCTTCCCAACTCAATATCATAAAGGTGACGCCACTCAGATAAATTAATGCTACTTATACTTTCTGATATATTACAATTTAAGGAAATAAAAAAATTAAAATGATACATAGTATTACAAATTGCTATAACTGCCTCTAGAGGTAAAGCTAAAATCCTAGTACGTCCAATATCTACAATAGGCTGTAGTTCATTTTCAAAAAAGAAAGTTACTTCAAACATTTTATCGTAAGTATCTAAGTTAATATGCCCCATGTAAATACCTTGATAGACGCACTCAACTTCGTAAAAATGCCTATTACTTATCAGTTCACCTAAAGTTGTATTCAGTCGATTATTTAGCTTAATAATCATTTCGGAGTATTGACTATCATCTATAAAGGATCGCCAAACTTCATATATATCTTCCTTTTCTGCAAAAGGCAACCAAGCCTCTCCCAATTCCTCAGTTGAAACTGGACATACCGTAAATCTACCTAGTGCCTGTTTCAAAATGTCTATTTTTTCTTCACCATATTTGTTTGTTAACCGTCTAAATGTTTGCTGGTACGAAATAGAGAAGGATTTTGTATTTTTAGTACTTATATTAAAATGTCTTTCTTTATGAAATAAAGAAAAAGATGTTGAAATTGTATAAGTTTGATCCATAACTTGCCACTGTAAAGAATTATCAAAATATATATTATATTTAAAAAGAATTCCTGAAAGATTGGGTATTACCTGATATTCCTCTATATTAAGCGGTACAACATTTATACCGATTTTTGGATATTGCCCCTTAACATTCGGAAATTTTTTATCAAATTCTTCCTTTTCTTCATCTGAAAGCTCACAAATAATTTCGTCATTAAGACTATGTGCCACTTCCATTATCTCTGAATAAGTATAGCCAATTCTTTCCCCATTATAGAACACTGGCATACGTGTGCCATAGATATACTTTTCCGCAGACTTCTTTAAGTCTATTGTCCCTAATTTGCCAGGGTCAAGTTTTATAACAATAGACGTCCCTGCTTTAGACCGATAACCGTTATATTCCAGATTTGGATGTTCTACCGAATTTATAAACTCTGGTGTGGGCAGCAATGTACTTATTATATGATTATTAGCCTGACTTCTCAGGGTATAGTATCCAGAAAGGCCTGTAATCTGCATTCTTAGCCCATATCCATTTCTATCTCCTATGCCAACACTATATTCACCTTTGCTTTTGTTATCATCAAAATAAAGTGTGGATACTTCTGCCTCAATTCCGCAAAGAAAACATGAAAGAAATCCTATACCAAATCGGCTTATACCGAAGAAATCTTTATTATTACCATGACTGCTTAAATCTCTTTTAAGTTCTTTAGATGTATAATACGAATTACCAACTTTCAGGAAATATTTTTTTAACATTCCAAGAGTCATACCTGTTCCTTGATCATCTATGCGAAACCAAATATTTCCGTCATTATCATTCCATTCCCAAAGATCAATGCGAGCTTCTTCTATTTTAAAATTACTGTCCATTTTGCCGCGTAATAGTACCGCATCAACGGCATTTTGGAGTAATTCACGTATAAAAACATCATTACTTTCATAGAGTTTTTCACCAGTTAGTAATTTCAGTATTTGATTCTGATCCATCGTAAGCTTAAATTCATCGCTTACATAACCATCACTTGTAATACTTTCTCTAGAAACAGAACGCGGAAATAGGAATTCGCGTTGCCATTTCGTATTATAAAGCCTTTTTAGCTTATTACAATTGATAAGTTCATCATCAATCCAATCTAAGAATTCACGAACAGAGTATTCTTCACCTGGTTCTTTACATTCAGCAGAGAAAATAAGCTCATCATTTGAAGGAGTCTTGGAATATGTAAATCCCATAGAAGTCATATGCTTTCGCCACTCTTTAACGCTTTCTTCATCGTCAGAAGCATATTTAAAAAGAATCTGTGGCGCCCTAGTATCATCAAAATCCAACAAGTCTGCTAACCGTAAAAGCATAGCACAAAAAAGAGGTTCTGTTTCATATGCTGACATATACTTTAGCAATTCATTGTTTTTTATTAACAACGGATCCTCTCCATGCGACTGACATACAGCAACTATATTTTGCATAGGCACAATTTCACGAGGACGCTTATTAACAAGATTTTTCCATTCACTGGTATACAATATTTCAGGAAGTCGAAATGGATGCAGAGTTCTAAGATACCATTGCCTTGTATTATCCGACCATTTGGTATATGGGACATCTATAAATTCTGGCTTGTTTTCTTGCAGAAAACGTACACATTTTCTTTCATCATTAAAAGCCTTTTCCTTTTCTTTTTCATCATAAACCATTCCTATATCGTGAAGAGCCGCAGCTAAAATAAGAAGTTCAACTTCTCCAATACTTAAACAATCGATTTGATCTCCAAGAATGGCTCCCATCGCATATATAACATTCAATACATGTGTTTCGTCATGCAAAGTATAGTTCGGAAATGTATCATAAACATGTTTCAGATAAGTTACTGCATTTTCATATACTTCTTTAACCCATATTCTACGCCTGCTATCTTTTTCAGGCACTTTTTTCATATATAATTTCCAAAGTTCTGTTTCTTCAAGTTTTTCCGGACGTTCTGACATAAATCCACCTGCTCTCATATATTTTTTTTACTTGTACTAAATATTGATATAGAAACAAAGACTTTTTATAATAAAATAGTTATTTTTATTATATATTATAAATGCCTTAAAATACAATAGTTTTCTACGCAAAATACTTTTTTAAACAAAAAAAGTGCGCCAACAGCCATAAAAAACTGTCAGCGCACTTTTTTATTATTTCACCGCAACCACGGGCAGACCGTCATAGCCAACCTCAATCTTGCTGTCCCGCAGATCTTGCAGCATAACATAGTTATGCCCGCCCTTTTCAATGGCCGTCACTTCCTTGACCACACCATTCAGCCGGATTTTAATTTTCTTTTCCACCTCATCACCTCCCCGCTCCTTGATGAACGCCAGCGGGTCAATACTGGCCGGATAGTGATACATACCCTTATGCACCTCCACATGCAGGTGCTTGCCGGTTACATTGCCAGTCGCGCCCTCAATGCCCAGCACCGTATCCTCCGTAACACTCTGACCGGCTTTAACATAAACCTTTCGCATATGCGCGTAAAGCGTGATATAGCCGTCCGGGTGCTGGATATAAACACAGTTGCCATAACTGCTGCCGGAGGTTACCCTCTGCACATGGCCGGCATACAGCGGGTGAATTAGACCGTCGCCGCCATAATTAGCAGATAAAAAGTCCACGCCACTGTGCCAGCCGCATTTCCAGTATCTGCCCTTTGCGCCATAACGGGTACCCAGCTTGTACTTATCGAATGGATAACGCATTTACTCGCCCTCCGGTTCCGTATCCTCTGCCAAACCCTCCACATAAGCCTTAGCCGCCCGGTTCTCCGACAACATGGTTTCCATTTCCTCCAGCGCCTTTCTGACCATGCTCATAAAACGCTTAAACGAAACCACTTTAGCCAGCCAGGGAAACTTGCCAAAAAACTTATCGTAAACCTTGCGCAATTTCAGCTCGCCGGTACCGCCGCCAAGATCTCTTTCCGCCTCGCTCACCGCCAACAGCAACCAGTTTTGAACCTTTTCCAACTGTGCAGCAGAGGGCATTTTCCAAAACCGACTAAAAGCAAAAGCTACTGCCGCACCCAGCGCTGCCATTGCCACCATAACGACCCAATTTTCAATAATGTATTCCATTTCTTTTTCCTCTCTTTCCAAATTTAACTTGCTAAACATCTTATAATTATCCGACAAAATCGCCAAAACCGGCGTCTTTTCTGCCGCTTATAACTTGCCGGTAACTTGCTAAATATCCATTTCGTGTTCCACCAGAATATCCCGGTCAAGCTCTTTCATGCGCTTCTCAGCGTCCTGATAATTCTTCCAGGCGTCCGCCAAATCGCCATTATGCTGACCGGTAGTAACGGCCTTATGCAGATAAAACAGCAACCGCCCGGTGGCGTGCTCCAGCTCGTCCTCCAGTCGCAGGCGGTTCGCCCGCTGCTCCCGGTGCCTGGCGTCCTCCTGCTCCCGCTGTTCCAACCGCTTATCTATAAAGCGCCGCATATAAACAAACAGCAGGCCAACCAGCCCGCTGCCGCCAAACACCGCACCAATAACCGCCGCCCAAACCGCGTCAGTATCAATCATAATCGCGCCCTCCTACCGCCTCGGCCAACCGCTCCAAGCGGTTGCCGCCCAGCAGCCAGTCGATCAGCCAATACATTACCCTGCTCATAATTCCGCCTCCCTTTATCTGAACACCACTTTAACGATGTTTTCCGTCACTCTGGCAATCACGCGCCAAGTCTGACCGGGAATATACTTGTCCGCCGCCGTGGCCGTGCCTCCGTCCGTGCACCGGCAACAACCGTTGACCTGGCAGCTGCCGTCATCACGCACTGCCAGCACGCCCAGCATACCAACCGCCGCCCACTCCGGCCGGTCTTTGCGCTCAATGTACTGCTGCGTGTGGTCATATTCCGGGTTCTGCTTATAATCCCAACCGTGGATAACCTCGCCGGTTGCCACTTCCTCGGTTTCAATGCGCACTTCGCCGGTCGGCTCGCCGTTTTCGTCCAACACCGGAAATTCCTTAGTGCGCAGTTCAGTTACCGGCGTTTCCACTTCAACAGTCTTAAAGCGGCCAAACTCATCATGCTCCCAGCGGCCTAGCCAATCCTCATCGGCATTGCCGATAATGCAGGGGTTAGCCGATACAATACCCAGCGCATAATCAGCAGCGTCAGCCTTGCGAATTTTATCGCTGTCGGTGGTAACAAAAAAGCCAACCCGGTCTTCATTCTCCGGGTTAGCGTCCAGCCACTCAAAATATTCGGCATAGTCGGCTCCGCTGGTGTTAAATGCGGATAGACCATAAACCTGACCGGAAAAAGTTACACGAAAAGCGTTAGATAAATTATTATCTGAACCATTACCAATTACAACCGCATCACCCGTTTTATTGTAAATATCTCCACCACATGTCATTGCTTTGTTATATTTTCCGCTTGCACAACTGAACTTATTAGCTGCCGTTGTGTAATAACCTTGTGCATGAGAATATTCACCACTCGCAACGCTGTTTAACCCTTCTGCATGTGAGCCCCAACCACTAGCAGTTGTATTACTGCCCTCGGCGTGAGACCTATCGCCAGATGCAATCGCATACACTCCCTCGGCATGAGCCGAATCTCCACTTGCTACTGTAGAATTGCCCTCCACGTGTGAGCAGCTTCCAATCGCTTGAGTCCACATTCCCTCCGCGTGAGAGGCTTCCCCGCTTGCTATGTTATTGTATCCCTCAGCAGTTACATATTTGCCTAAAGCTGTACCTGCTTTTTGCCCAGCCGTCACGCGCCCAGTGGCGTTGCCAGTACCTCCTTTCGCAACAGGCAAAATGCCTGTAATATCACCAACAGCATGTTGGTGTTTACTGGCCGCCGCACCAATATCTGCCGCGCTGGGCTTAGGGTGCACATGATCGCCGCGAGCAAAGCCTGCCTCCTTACCTGCCGACGCTGTGCCCAACGCCTTGGGCGCGGTCGTGCTGGCCGCGTTGGCCGTGGCCTTAGCGGCGATACCGTCCAGCTTGGTCTTATCCGCTGCCGACATAAAACCGGCGGCAGCCGTGGTAGCCGCACCGTGGCTGTGCGTGCTGGCCGCTTTACCGCCTAAAGCCGCATTGATCGCCGCAATCGTCTGATTTATATTATCCAGAGCGGCATAAACCAGCGCATTGCTCACCAGATTATTGGAACCAGCCGCCAATTTACTGTCTATCGGCAGCTGCTCCAGCGGCACCTTGCCGTCCGCCCCAGCGTCCGCTTTGCGGTCAACCAGCAGCTTTACCGCGTGGATATTAGCGATCAACTGCTCAAACAGTGGATTAAATACGCCGCTGGCGCTGGCCGGGTCGCTGTCCAGCAAAGCACGGATATTCGGATCATAAACCGGATTTTCCGGAACCGTATAATTTCTTCCTGCCATAAAATCACCTCACCTAAAATTCATCATCAAAAGTAAAGATAAAGGCCACGCCCTCGTCCTTACCCTTGGCCAGCATGTTCCGGATCGCGCATAAATTGCCCTCGCTGTCCACCAGCGCCGCCTCGCTGAGCTGCGCCCCAGCCAGATCGGCCGCCGGGATCGTAACCGTATAGCGCGCCGTGGTGCTGACCGGATATTCCACCTTATCAATCGGATAACGTCCGACCTCATGCGCCAGCGCCTCCTGGCCGCCCACCGGCTGGAGAACCTGGCCGGCCACGTCAACACCGCCGTCGCCAAACGCCACCTGCGTAATGGGCGCCAGGCTGTCGATCGCCCCGCTGGTTATTTTACAAAGCTGCTCCCGGCGATAATTGGTAATGATCGTATTTGCCATTAAATCAAACCTCCTTATAAATTTTCTGTTATGACCGCGGCGTTAAGTTTTCGGCTGCCGTCAAGGCGCATCGTACCGCCCAGCCGCCACATGGTATCCCTGGTCAAACTGCCGGCCATGGCTCCTGTCCGCTCTGTCAAACGGCTGCCAAAACCCAGCCTGGGCGCGCTGCCGCTGTTCCGGTTCGCCATACTAACGCCAAACCCCACACCCGGCCAAACGCTGCGCTCATGGTTCGTCAAACGCATCTTAAATAGGCTGACGCTCAGCATTTCAAAGCCGCGCACTGTCTGGTTAAGCTGCCAGCTGCCGTCAAGACTGTGCCGGCCGTTCAGCAGAACCGCATCATTTTGGATATTAGAAAAGCGAAAAGCCAGCCCCAGGCTGCGCATGGCCAAGCCCCGGAAACCGCTGTCCATTTTCCAACTGCCGTCCAGCCTGCGCCGGCCATTCAGCAGGGTTATATCGTTCGGCTGATTATTGAAATAAAAAGGCAGCCGCAGGCTGACCGGCTGGAAACGCTCCGCGTTCGGGAAAATAACCGGCTCGGCCTGCATTGCCGCTCTAAACGCCAGGTGCGATGGTTTAATCGCACGAACAAAGCTAAAAATATTAGCATAATTTAATGGTTTGTCCCCAATCTGGTGCAAAATAAGCTCAAAACGATATGGCTCTGTCAAATCGTGAACCTCCACCCACCCGTTGGTACCGCCGATCAAGGCACTAACGCCCCTGCTGATCTCCTTGGGATTGATCGGTTTGACGCCTACAATTTTGGCTAGAACCCTCTTCCGTCGATATTCCAGCGGCAGCCCCTCGTCTGGCTCAATGCCATACAACAATTCCCATAGGTCTATGCTCCAGGTACAGGTCTGCGGATGAATTTCATTCTTCAACCCCTCGGCCCATTCCAGCATTTCGTCCCATTCCCGGCCGATAACCTCATAGAGCCATAGCCCCGTGTAGGAATTGTCATAAAAACCCTTGGTTACCATGCGCAGGAAAGTTTCCGCTTCCGGGCTTTGAATAATCGTATCAAGGTCAGGTCTGGACATTCAGTCTCACCTCTCCCGTTACTGGATATTCCACATGCGTTATAGCAATATTCGCCACGCCGCCGTTCACCAAAAGCCCCGAATAATCTTTCACGCCGCTGGTCTTGGCCAGAACTGCGCCGACCTGCACCCAGCGGATATACCCCGTGTGGTCTGCCTGGCTTTCCGCGGCCTCCTGGCCAACCTCCAACCAATACCTGTCCAGATTTTCCCTGAACCGCTTTTCGATCGTGCTGATATTTTCTCCCTCGTCAAGCAACACATTGGCCTGAATGTTTATAGTCAGCCCCGTTGGCGCAACCACGGTCAGGTGCGCGCCGATCGGCATCAGCCGCGCCGCGTCCTGGTCGTCCGTTCCGGCAATATGCAGGTACACCTCGTCCAGAATTTGCTGGTTCGCCGGAATCCCGTTGCTGTCGATAATTATCAGCCGCACCGCCCCGGCGCATTTTTCGTTGCCATTCTGGTCTGTATAATGAAAACTCTCCGGCAGTGTAGGATCGTTCCATTCCGCGTCCACAATGACCTGCCCAACCGCCGCCACTTCTTTGCCCCAGCGCACATAATCCGCGTTGCAGCCCGTCATGGAAGTGCCGTTGCACATCGCGTCCAAAATCCGCCTGCGGTATTCCTCGTCCGTTTCCGCTTCGGTGCCGCCGGTTATATTTTCCGGGTTCGTAACATAGCTTATACCGCTTAACGGCTTAACCATTAGTTTAATGCTGTCCGCCGCCACATTGCCAATCGGCCCGCCGTCCACTGCCCGGATAGCTATCTCATTCGTAACCTGTCCGCTGCCGTCCGGCGTACCCTCGAGAACCGCCGCCTCTGTGGTTGCAAAAATCACGCTGGCCGTCAGATCTGCCGGCGTCGCGAACTGATAACCTGACGGAATAATTGTACCGGCTCTACCCGTAACCGCCAGCCGGCCGCTGGCCGGATTCGCTGCCCTGCGGAAACAATTCACCTTTTCTCCATGCAGATCCAGCCATTCGCCATACGCCCACTGCACAAACATCAGCTTGATAGTTTCGTTCAGCGTAAATTCTACAAATTCCGCTTTCTCCAACGCGGCCGGCCGCGTAAAATCCCAGGGAATATTGCCTTGGCTCTTATCAATATCCGCCGGCAGATTGGCCAACATTCGGCTGTGTATCTGGTCTGCGCTCTGCCCCTGCAAAAACGGCGGGGGATCATATGGATAGCTGTATTCAGCCGCCATTTCTCATCATCTCCTATCATGTGTTCAGCTTGGCCTTAATGCTGGCCGTGTCTCCGTCCGTGCCAACCGCCACGCACTCTATCCACAGGCTGTCCGCCTCCCAGCTAAAAACAAAATCACGCACCTGCGC